CTGGATTTAAGCAGTGGCTCGAAAATTGCTACGCCAACTGCGATGTTGTGGACAGCACAGATGGCTCCGTTGACTGCGGCCAGATTGATGCCGCCTGTGCGGACGAGATTGTCCAGCACGCACTGTTTGGCGATTTGGTATTCGGCTGAGGGGAGGAAAAATGATGATGGCATGGTTGATCGTGGTAGATCAGTGGCTCGAAACGGCCACGGACATCCTCTGCGCTGCCTTTTGGGCAATCGTCGGGGCGATGGCCGTTGTGGGCTTGGCAAGGCTCTTTCTGGGGAGGCGCTGATTATGGATATTGAATACCTGAAGCGTTGCTCACAACTCTGCACAGAATGCTGCTCCGAAACCTGCGTGTTCAACCCGCAGGGCATCTGCATGGCCCCGTTCCTGACTGGGAAGAAGCCGGGCATCCATGATGATGGCTGCACCGATTACTGCCCGAAGCCGCTGGATGGCCTTGAGCTGGTTTGCTCCTACTCCGAGCATGAGCTTCGGAGCTATGAGGAGGACGTGCGGGAACATATCTCACAGTTCACCGATGAGGAGCTTATGGAAGTCTATGAGCTTGACCGCACGACGCTCAATTCGCTCGCCCCACGTGCGGCGGTCTTGATGCGGAAGTACATTGATAATGACGATAGCTGGACGTACCACCGCGATTATGCAATCTCGGAGGCCGTCAGCGAGTATAAGGAGGACAAAGACAATGGCTGAGAAAATGATGCCCTATGCGCTGCGAATGACGCTGGCAGTGCTTGCAAATAAGCCCGATGATGCCCGCAGCATTTCTGCCGAGTGCGTCACCACGATGACCAAAGAGCTGATGGGCGTTGTAAGCCGGTATGACCTGATGGACTTCCCGTTCATGGTTGCTGCCCTGCGGCTCACCGCAACCTCGCTGGAATCCCTGCTGGACGAGCATGGCAAGGGGATTGCCGATAACATCGTCGCCAACACCACCTGCATCACCATTGATGCTTCCGAGCTGAAGCGTCAGGCAAAAGAGGAGGAGTAAGGATATGGAAATCAAGCGTGGCGACATTTGGTATGTGAGCAAGGACAACTACACCGGCTGTGAGCAGGCGGCGGGACGCCCGGTAATCATCGTCTCCAACGAGAAGAACAACGCCTGTGCACAGGTGGTAGAGGTCGTATACCTGACCACCCAACCGAAGAAAGACCTGCCGACGCACGTTCTCATCCGCAGTTCGGAACGTGAAAGCACTGCCCTCTGTGAGCAGATTACGACCGTATCGGTTGACCGCCTGCTGGGCTACAAGGGCCACCTGACCCCGGCAGAGATGACCAACGTGGAGGTTGCAATGCTGATCTCGCTGGAGCTGGAAGTTGGAAAGCCCGTAGAGAAAATCGTGGAGGTCACGAAAGAAGTTCCGGTCATCCGGGATGTCAAGGTGTCTACGCCAGCGTCAAATCCGAACATGGCTGCGGAGCTGGCCGCAGCGAAAGCCAAGTGTGAAATGCTCCAGACCATGTACGAGAGCCTGCTGAATCGGGTTCTGGCTGGAAAGGCAGGCTGATGATATGCGGGCATCTGACATGGTACGCGCAGCCCTTGCTGGAGCAGGGAAGACCCAGAAAGAGCTGGCCGAACATATGGGCTGGACCCCGCAGAACCTCAGCGGGCGGCTGAAGAACAACTCGCTCACCTTCGATGAGCTGTCAAAGGCTCTGCACTTTGCCGGGTACGAGGTTTCGATGAGCGATGCCAGCGGCGCTGGTCTCCCGGAACTGGGCAACAGCACCAGCCCCGCCGTAGCACAGACCGTAGACGGCGTTCGATATGACACCCGGAAGGCAGAATCGCTCTGCTCGAACAAGGCCGTGATGTTCGAGGACTTCTATGTGGAGCTGTTCGAGGATGCCGCTGGGAACTACTTCACCGTCCTCTACCAGCTTTCTGGATGCCAGCATCATACCATCACCCCAGTCAGCCCCTACATCGCCAAGCAGTTCTTTGAGAGGTTCGGGAGCAGAGCATAACTGCTGGCTAAAGTTCCTTCGGTATACGGTAAATTTTTTTGTGAAATCTTCAGTATAAGTTTGACTTACCAGACCGGTAAGTTAGAATGAAGATACGGAAAACAACTTACCAAAACACGGAGGATTTAGAAATGCTGAAGGTGAAAGAATACAGCAGCTTCGAGGCTTTCGAGCAGGACGAACACCGGCAGGACGTTGATCTGGTCGCCATCGTGAACAAGCCGAACGGCATGGTTTGCGCCGACCTCATCACCGACTGCAAGATGTGGCAGACCGCGGTCAACCGCTTCTTCAAGGCACTGGCCGGGGATGAGCGCTTTGATGGCTGGCAGGAGACCATCACGGAGTGCATCAAGGAAGGCTTCTGGCAGGACAAGGCGCTGACCGATGGCAAGTACACCGGCGGTTACTTCTGGGAGGTTGAAGACCTCGATGGCCGGTTCTACATCTGCCTGAATGTTGTCGGAAAGGAGGTTGCCTGATATGACGGTTCTGGACCACATGAAAGCCGCCGGGTATGACCCGAATGCAGCACGCAACGCAGATGATCTGCGGCGTATGGGAGCCGGTACGATGGAATGCGAGAGCATCCAGCTCCGCACGTTCCGCTGCCGCCCCTACCAGTACGAGGGCGAGATGTTGGCCGTAGAGGCCACCGCAATGGTTCCCTTTACGGATGGTACGCAGCGGCCCTACCCGGACGGATGGCCGAGCAGCATCAAGGCAAGCGCAATGGCTTTTTTCAGGATTAAGGAGGATGAGTGATATGGCAAAGCGGATGATGAAGCTCACCGTTGAGGAAGTCCGGGCGAACATCCCGTACGACCTCATCTGCATGGTTCGCTACGGCTGCACTTGGAGCAGCGGTCGCCGCCGCAGGGCATGGCTGGCTGATTTCAGCGAATCGGAGCGGGAGGCTGCGAGGCGGCTGTTCCGCATGGCTCACAACTGGACGGTCGGCCGGGGCGTTCCCGATACCGTGCAGATGAGCCGGAAGACGTTCAACCTGTGGCAGAAGCTCGGCGACTTCTGCGCGTCCATCTGAAAAAGGAGGAGTCCAAATGGAAGAACGGAAATGGGTTCTTGGCGATGACTTAGCGGCCTGCGATAACCTGCTGGACGGCATCACGTTTGAAGACGTGATTCTTGCAGTTCACTGCAACTGCCACGTCATCAGCAGGGAGACCGTCACGAAGCAGTTCTTTGAAATCCTCGAACAGCGGCTCTTGGACATGAACGAATTGCTCAACCGCAACATTGACAAGATTGCAGAAGAAGCACGAAAGGGGAGAGAATGATATGAAAAAGGTCGTCAGTCCGTGTTTCTGTAAGGTCTACACCCGCAGCGGCAATGAAGCTACCGCACGGGCGTTCTGCGAAATCCAGTTTGAGAATGGCAGACTCAGCATCACCGGTGTTATCGGCCCCATGCCGAGCGGCAACTGCCGTGGCAGTGCTGGTCAGTGCGTTGATGCAATCCGCGAAGGTCGCCCTTGCGATGAATGGACGCAGGAAATGCTCGACAAGTTCTGCTCCATCTGGGATGAGTGGCATCTGAACGATATGCGGCCGTACTGCAAGCACCAGAAAGAACTTGGATGGAACAAGCTGGCCGTCACGCCTGTCACGCTGTACCACTATCGGCTAAACAGCAAAACCCTTCGGCGGCAGGAATCCATGAAGAAAAGATCGTGGAAAATGCTCTGCGATGGCATGACCGCTGCTCTGAGCGATGACCAGATCGAAGTTGCCAAATTGCCGTACAGCCTTACGCTCCCTCACGAAATCTCTGGCGAGGCGGCTTTGTATTACGAGCCGCAGAAACCGCTTTATCCCGGGATGACTGGAGCGACCGAAACAAAGACCCTCGGATGGCTTCACCCTGATGAACACCCCGACGGCATCCTTGGTAAACCCTGCCCGGTCTGCGGCTACCAGTATGGCCACGCATGGCAGACCGAAGAAGTCCCGCAGGATGTGATCGACTGGCTGTGCAGCCTGCCTGAGTCGCCCGTCGAACCGGCGTGGGTGTGATTATGAGTGGCTATGAGCAGCTTTCCATGTTCACCATGAACGTGGACCCGATTACTGCCACCTGCTGCATGGATGGTTGCCCGGCTCGGGCCAGCCCGGTGGAGCCGTGGATGGCAGCGCTCATCCCCGCTGGAGAGTATGTGGTGCAGGTTGCTGGGCATCCGCTGGTTCTGCGGCCCATGCCCGGCAGACAGGCCGACATCCAGCGTGGGCATGAATACTACCACTACATGATCGGCGGGGGGGTTTTTGTCGGCACCTTCGTTGGGGGGGGG